ATGCTCAACTCCGACGACTGGAAGGCGAAGGTGGTAGACAGCATGCAGACGACTTGTCCGGCCTGTCAGTCACTGAATGTGACGATGGGAGCATGCGCAATCGGGAGCATGACAGTTCACCAAGAATACGTGTGCGAATCCTGTAATTTCGAGTTCACCGCCTTCTTTGCTTTGGTCGGTTTCTATAAAGGGCATCCAAGCCAGTAGGCGAAGCCGGAGCAACCTGCGGATAAATCACCGTCAGAATTTATCCTGTTTAAACGAACTACATAGGACTGCAAAATGGTGCCACCGGCACAATCGGAAAGCGTGAAGCTCAACCGCGAGACATGGCTCAACAGCATGGCGACGCTCATGGCTCCGCGCTTCGCGGAACTCGGAAAGCCCCTCCCGAAGTTTCGAGTAACGATTGGTTGGACGAGCGGCGGGAAGAACGATAATGCGACCGGCGAATGTTGGTCGCCCCGCGTGAGCGAAGATGGGCATTTCGAGATTTTCTTGACTCCGCGTCGCGCCGACAGCATGGCCGTTGCCTGTACGCTCGCGCACGAACTGACGCATGCAGCGGTCGGGCTCGCAGAGGGGCACAAGGGCGAGTTTGCGCGCGTTGCACGGGCTCTTGGCTTCACGGGTAGGCTCACCCATGCACAACAGCCGCCAGCCCTTCAGGCTTGGATTCAGCCCATGATCGACAAGCTAGGGACACTGCCCCATGCCGCGATCATGCCGGACAGGCCGCGCGGGCTGATCGACATTTCTGCGCTTATGGGCGACACGATGCGAAAGCCAGTCGAGGATGGAGACGACGACGGCAACGACGAGGGCACCGGCAAGGCCGAGCCGCTGAACAACAAGCCGCCGCGCCAATCGACGCGCATGCATAAGACCGAGTGCGCCGAGTGCGGATACACGGCCCGCGTGTCGGCGAAGTGGTTGAAGGTCGGCGCACCGCTGTGTCCGGCCGGACACGGCCCGATGGAGCACGACGTGGGCGCAGTCGAGGGTACAGGCGACTGACGCAAAAAAGTTCTTCGTGGATTCAGACGCCATAGCCATGCTATAAAACCATCGGCACAACATTTAACAATGCGGCGGGGGCAGCGGTGGATCAGATCGATTGGTGGCCGTGGATCAAACGCGGGTTCTACGTGCTGGTGGCTGCGCTGGTGCTGGCGAAGCTAACCGGCGGCGAAGCCTACGGACAGACTGCGGCGGCGTGGGCGCAAGCCATCGGCTCAGTAGCGGCGATCGCCGGCGCGGCTTGGGTCTCAGCCGGCGAAGCCCGACGCGCGAAGGCCGCCGATGTCGCCGAGACCCGGGCATTTGTAGACGCAGTCTATACGGAGCTAGAAGTGATGCACCGGATATTCCTAGCCGACGTGCTGAACCCGTTGAGGGAGTTGGCGGACATACAGGAAACGCCGGCGCTGTCGCTGCCTCATCCAGTAAGGCAGTCGGTATTCGTCGTGTATCCGAATAACGCGGCGCGGGTAGGCCGGATCGACGACGAAGCCCTGCGCACGCTGATCGTCAAAACCTACGACCGGGCGGCGCAGATACTGCACGCAATGTCGATCTTGCATATGCTCACCCTCGAACACACTGCCGCAACTGTGACCGTCGATGCTGACGAAGGGGTAATGCTTGCCCGAAGCGCGGAAGCGCAAAAAGGCAAGATCGGGTACACGGCCTGGCTAAGTAAAGAGGGCGAAGCGCTGGCAGATAACATGGAGGTGCTGCGCCGGAGCATCGACGCATGGAAAGCCCGTCACATTTAAACCACGGCCATCGCAGGAACGCCCACGTTCCCCGGAATTGTGCGATGGACCGCGAAAAGCCCGCGCTAGGCGGGCTTCGCTTCATTGGCTGGCGGTCAGCGCGTCGTAGCCGCGCTCGCACTGCTGGCCGGCATCATGGAGTACCTATCTATTTCGAATTATCGGAAACGGTGCCGCTCATGGTGTCCTTCACTTCGGCATTGCTATTCGGCAGCTCGCATTCCACGATGCAGCGATAGGCTCCGTCCTTGTTCACGATATGCTCGGCGCGCTTGGCGAGCCATTCGCCGTTTATCTCGTCGCGGAACCCGGTCACGTCCAGAATGCACTCAGCCGTAAGCGCGGGCGTGCCGGGTATGTTGACCGAGAAGGTATAAGCGCCACGCGCGCGCCGCGCCAGCTCGGCACGCGCTGCCGCCAGGGCCATGTCCTGGGTCGGGAAATACTGCTTGAGCCGCTTCACCGGCTCGCCCTCCCCGACATGGATTTCGTGCCGACGCGCTGCGCGCTTTGCGTGCCAATAGGCCACGACGGTGCCAGCGGATTCCCGCGTGCTTGCGTTCCAGTCGTATGCCCCGCAGTCGCTTCTATCCACCTTTATTTTCGGAAGCGCGGCACCGGATGCCGTCGTGGCGTCGCCGCGCTTCGCGAAAATCAGCTTCCCGCCGGCGGGCTTCGAAATGGCGTCGTACTTCTTCGCGACACGCAGAAGCAGGTTCATGTCCGATTCTTCGGACTGGTCGAAGTGCGGCAGCTTGACCGATCCGAGCGCGGGCGAAACTATGGCGGCCATGCCATGCTCGCTCGCGATCTTCGACACCATAGCGCCGATGGTAATTCCAGCCTTCCAGGATCGCGTCTTATGCGATTGGAAATCGCTTTTCCCCTTTGGCGTCTGCTCCCACGGCGCAGCGTGCGCGTGAATCGTCATTTGCTCGGGGAACCCCTTCACGCTAACCCCATCGCACACGAAAATGCCCTTCGGAACCAGCACGCCGTCGTATCCAAGCGATAGCGCAAGCTCCGCTCCACGCGGCGGGACCTTGATGCGCGTTGCCTCGTCATGGTCGGCCAGCACGATTTCGAGCTTGTCGGAGTTTTCTCCCGTTTCGTCCGTCAGTGACAGCGATACAAAGCGATCGCGGATGATCGCCGTAATGTCATCGTCGTTTGCCTTGAGCGCGTAGGATGGCGCAATTCCTACGTCCATAGCGATACCTCGTTGCTGGTCGCGGTCTGTGTTGCCACGTCGATCACGGGCAGCGCAACGGGCGTGCCGATGGGCAGCAGCGGCCCCAGGTCAGCCAAGCCATAATTGGCCGCCAGGATCGCGCCAAGGATCTCCGGCGAGACCTTCCCGTATTGCACGTATGCAATGTAGTCGAGCGTATCGCCATCGCGAGAAACGTAGGTTTGGCTCATGGGAATTTCGACAAGATGGATTGTGCTGCGCTTTGAGTGCTCGCCAGAAGCCCCGAAACGCCCTTGGTGGCGTTGTGTGCGGCGGACAGTGCAGATGTAGCGGCGGCCGGAAGCGTGCCCGCCATCGAGCTGATATTCGCTATTACGGCACTTGCTGATGCGGCATGAATCCCAAGTGCCCGAGCCTTTTCGAACAAGGTTGTTGCGCCACTCAGCGCCGCCCCGATATTTCCAATGGATTTCACTTGCTGCTCCACCTGGGAAGCAACGTTGCGGATGTCGTTCACCACGGCGATTCCGCGATTCACTGCGCCAACGACGCTCGCCGCATCCGCAAGCACCGGGGCGACGGCCGCCTGAACCTGGGCGGCCGCGCTTTTAAGGTCGCCCAGCACTGACGCAGCACCGCTTTGAATCTTCCCCACCACGCCAGCGACCCCAGAAAGCGCACTGCCGGCGCCTGCAACGGACGATAGTGCGCCCGTGGCTTTGTCCAGGATGCTCGCGCCGTCGTCGGTTTCCTCGCCGTCATCGAACTTGCGCAGGCGCAACGTGAAATCGACCTTCTGTGGGGTTCCGTCCACCATGTGATGAGACTGCCGCTCGTCCAGGCGCTCCATGATCCAGCGGCCCTGCACATAGCCCATGCTGTCCACAAGCTGATAGGGCTGACCGTCATCGCCCATGCTTCGCAGCTCGTCCAGGCCGTTTATGTCGCCCCGCCAGTTCGGGAACAGGACGCCGGGCAGTTCAAGCGTATCCGGCCCCGGCCCGGTGAATTGCAGGGCGTCATACTGGCCCATGCGCTCCTGCGCCGGCCACCGCCACTCAGTCGAGCGCGCCCACTCCTGGAATACGAGCGTGTTGATGGAAAACAGGTAGTCGCCCAGGACCATCATCGCGGGCATGTTCCCGCTATCTGCTGCCATGTCTTAAAACCCCGTGTCATACAGGCCGGAACCAAGGCCGGCTTTTGCCGGGCCGCCCAGCTTCTTCGTTACGTCGTTGGCCACGCTCGCGCCAGATTGGCCAGGCTGCTGGTTAATCGTTATGTGATACTGCCGGTTGTCTTGCGCAGGCGCTCCAGCATTGCCAGCCGTTGCCCTCGGCGGGATTTTGGGAAGCAGTTCGGATGGATTCTCGCCACCAGAAACCGACGCAGCGATTTCATCGTTTGACCGCCCCATCAAATGCGCTGAATAGGCGCGCAAAAATGTCCCCGCAGGAAGATGTGCAGATGCGGAAAGCCAGCTTCCCGCCCTCACGTCCTTAACGCCCTGCGATTCGTCGACGTCGGGCAGGCCGGCAGCCTTGGCTGCGGCCAGCGCAGTGGTAGACAGCGCACCAACCAGGCCCAGCTTGCCCAGGAACCCCATCAGGCCCGTGGACGCGCGCCCGGCGGTTGCCGCTGTCGTGTCCATCGATCCGCCCAGCGTGGTCATCGCGGCAGTAAGCCCGACGGTCGCCAGCTTCGACACACCGCCGGCCACAGTCAGGGCAGCCACAGCGCCGGTGAGACCGACGAATGCGACCGTTGCGACCTTAAACGCGGTCGGTGACTCGTCGGCTAACTTGTTCAGCGCTTCCAGTGCGGACGCCGCTTTCTCCATCGCGCTGGCGAATACCGGCAGCAGAACGTTACCCATGCGCGCCTCAGCGTCATCCAGGCGAGCGCGGGCGTTGTCGATCTTGCCGGCAGTGGACTCGCGATTAGCCGCGTCAGACTCGTCCACTCCGTTTGCGATATCAACGTTGTGCCGGTCCTTTGCGATGTTGTGCGAGAACCGCATACGTTGCGTAATGATGTTCGCCGCATTCGTGTTCGACGCGATGCTGTTCGCAAATTTTGCAATCTGCGCCGGGTCATTCAGATTTACGCCTCGACTCTGCGCAATGGGGATCAGATACTTGTCCACCCACGCCTGCGGGTCCTTCAGGAACAATTCATTATCAATCAGCGCGTTCGATGAAACCTTCTTTACTTTCCCGGTTTTGTCGAATTGAACATCGCCCTTCTTCTTGCTGAGAAGTCCCAACTTCATCATTTCGTCAAACGCGCCATGCGTCTGGTGGCCGCCAATCCAGGCGTTCACCAGCGTGCTAGACGCGGTGCCGTACTGCGCCGCGCCCATCGCCTGCATCAAAAACGTGTCGCCGAAAAATGCGCGGTCACTCATTGCCGCAACAGCGCTCTTGCCGCGCCGAATAGCGGTAAGTTGATCGTCCGCGGTAACGACACCGTTGGAGCCCGTGAGCGCCTTGAACGCCCAGTTCTGCTTTTCTCGCAACGCTTCCGGAGACGAAGCGCCGCCCCGTTCCTCCGCGATCTTCGCAAGGCTATACGCGGCATCCTCGCCAATCTGGTTTTTGTGGCCGCGATTGTAGAGTTGCAGGCCAGAAATTGCCTTCAGCGTGGTCGGAAGCGCTTCGATGGCATGGTGGGCATCACCCAGCGCGGTACGCAGCTCGCCGACGGTATCAGTTGCCTTGGTGATGGATACGCCGAACTGCTTTGAATTCTTCGCAGCGTTCACCATCGCGTCGGCCTCTTCTTTCGACACGCCGGAATTGCGAATCACGTTGATGGCGTTTTCGCGCTCGATTGCAGCACCGAGCAGCGGGCGCGCCGCAAGGCCAGCCGCAGCGACGCCGACGCCCACGCCACGCAGAACAGAGCCGCCCACCCCGACGATGGTCTCCGCACGCTTACGCGCGGTCGCCAGCCGGTCCTGGGCACGGCGCGCGCGGTCCAGCTCCTGGGTCAGCTTCGCATACGAACTGCGCAGGCCGTCAACGTCCTTGCCGGCCCGCCCGAACTCACGAATCGAGCGCCCCAGCAGCTTCTGACGGCGCTCCAGGTCCTGCACCGATTTGCCAACGCCGGAAATGCCTTTGTTGACCGCGCCAAAAGTGCTTTTCAGCGTGGGCGCGATGGCCCCGCCGATTACGATAGTTGCGTTTAAACGCCGATTCGCCATGCTTCGCTAGCCCATCACTCCAGCCCTTTCAGCCACCACATGAACCGCGATACAGGCATGGATAGAATTTCCGATTCGCCCCAGCCGGTATGACTGGCCAGGGCAAGCGCACCGCTTCGGATGTAGTCGGGCGCTAGTCGAGAAAACCCGAATAAGCCGCCGACAGCCGGCGGTAGTCACGCAGCGGCATGCGGCCAATCTGCTCCGGCGACAGTTCCAGCAGATTGGCGAACACGGTCACCTCCTTTTCGCCTTCGCTGCCCTTCGCCTTTTCATGGGCCAGGTTGTCCCGCACTTCCGGCTCGCGCATGCGGACAACCGACACCTTCGCGTCGCCCATCGTGAGCGGTCGCGACAGCGTGATATCTGCGTAGCCGTCGCCGTATTCCACGAAATCCACCGGATTCGGCTTCTTCTCGTCATTCCCCGATGCGTTCGCACTGGTACGAGCCATGATGGTGTTCCCTCATTGTCTTGAAAGTGAGTTTCAGGCCAGCGCCACGCGCTGGCCCCGATGCCCTTACATGCCCAGAAGGCTGCGGGCGTTCGCCAGCTTGTCCACGCCGTTCTGTTTGAAAATCATGTTCACGCTGTCGATTTCCAGAACAGTCGTGCCGCCGTGGTCCAAGCGGTAATACTTGAGCGCCATCGTCGTCTTCAGCCTTGCCGCCTCGCCCGTCTTCACGGTGCCCGGGTCGATCTCCTTGACCTTTCCGCGCATCGTGTGAATCACGCCGGTTTCCTGGCCTTCGTCGTCTTCCAGGACTTCACGCAGGAAAACAGTGAGGCTCGACCCTTCCGTCACGCCAAACGTGCCGAGCACACCCTTGTCGAACGACTTGAGCGTGAAATCCGACTCCATCTTTTCCATGCCCATCGTGATTTCGACCGGCGTGAACATGCCGCCGCCCAGGAACTCTTCGAGCTTCGCAGTCAGCTTCGGCGGGTTGAATTCCTCGCACTTCCCCGCCATGCCGAAGCCGTTATAGAAGACGTTGAAGTATTTGCGAATGTCTTGGATCGGCATGGATTACGAGCCCGTCGAAGTCGAAAAAATGCTGGTGATATAGCCGTTGGTCATGTGGCTGCGGAACGTCACGCGCTCGGCCGGATTGACCGCCCCGAAATCAAAGTCGAACGCCACGTTGCCGGCAGCGATCTGGTCGGGCGTGTTCAGATCCGGGTCGGCCCAGCACTTGCCGCCCAGGATTGCACCCTTCGCCGTCAGGCTGCGCAGGAACGCGTTCACGCCCTCCACCACGTCGCTGACATAGTTTTTCGTGATGCCGCGATCCACCGCCCACAGGTGCGCCGCTTGCAGGCTGTCCGCGATGATGTCAGCGGTGCGAACCACGCACAGAAACGCCCACTTCGGATCACTCGAAAGCGTGCGGTTGCCCCACAGGCGGAACCCGTTCTGGCGGATGATCGTCGCGACGTTCTTGGCGTTCAGCAGGTTGGCTCGGCTCGTCGTATCGCCCAGCGTGAAATCAATGGGCCGCGCCGTGCCCGTGATACCGCTGATGATCTGGTTCGACGGCGACCACCAAAACCCCTTGTCGTTGTCGATCTGGGCCAGCAGGCCGGCGGCGCATGCGCTCGCATAGGAAACCACGTTGTTGCCGCGCGAATCGGTCTTCGTGACCGGCGGATCAACCAGGTAGATGCGCCTGCTGCCGAAATCGCCGGCATACGCGATTGCGTCGGCATCGGTCGTGCCGGGGCCGTCCGCGATTACGATCGCGCGCAGCGAATTCAGGATGGTGCCCTGCAGAACGCCCACCACAGCGTTGCCGACGACGCCGACCGTTGCATGGAAAACCGCCGTCTCGGTCGGCGTGCCGGCTGCTGCCGGCATGGCGAACGTGGGCGGCTGCGTGTAATGGAAGCCGTTGCGCGTCAGCGTGCAGGACGAAACCGCGCCATTCTTCACGACTGCGGTAGCCAGTGCGCCAGCGCCTCCGCCACCGCCGGACACGTCCAGCGTATACGTGCCATCGGTATAGCCGGCACCGTGCGTGTCAACGGAAAGCGTTGAAACGCCGTCGGCGACGCGCTGGTGCGTGAAGCCCGGCGCGATGACGATGCGCGGCTTGAATCCAAGCACGTGCTCCGACGCCATCAGCGCCTGAAGCCCCGTATAGTTGCCGTTCGCGTCCGTCCCGCCGATCACCAGCGCACGCTGCGCTGCCGCATCCTGCGCAACGTCAACACGCACGACGACGATAACCGCTTTCGCCTGGTTCAAGATGGAATCGATGGCATCCGGCAGCGTGCCGTTGTCGGCCGACGTGCTGAGTGCAAGCAGCTTCGCCGCTTCTTTTCGCGAGCCGGCAATGAGAACCGGCTTATTGAGCGGGAATGCGACCGGGTCGGCATTCGGCGCAGTGCCGACGATGCCGATTACGGAACTCGACGCAACGCTGATGCTGCGCGGGCCGTCGTCAATGTCCAGGACCTCGACGCCATGCAAAAAGTCAGTGCTCATGTTGGCCTATGGGGCGGTCTAGTTTCAGATTGCCGCCATATTCTCGTTTGCACGACTTACGTTCCACGTAGGGGTTTAAGCGCAAAAAGCCGCCCTTGGGCGGCTATTCTGTTTAAACGACACCTGCGACTAGACCGCGACAGCTCGTACAGCGTCCACGGTCGTGGCTGCGTTCACCTGGTCGATGGCGGCTGCATATTTCTGCTGCGCCGACGTGCGGAACGTCACCCAGTCCGCGTTCACCTGCTGAACCTGCTGCGCCGTGTGCGCGACGTATGACCAGGCGTCCCCTCGCTCGCACCACAGCGACACCTTCCAGTCTGCCGCTCCAGCATTCCACGCGGCAGCCAGGGCGGAGCTTTGAAGATTCCGTTGGTCGGTGTCGGACGTGGGATAGAACGTCGCAGAGCCAAGCGCAGCCGACGTGAATCCAGCCGCAATCGCCACTTGGCACGCGGTATTCAGCGCCGCGATTTTTGCCGACTTCGCCGTTGCGAGCAGCTCGGCAGCAGTCGGCGGTGGAACCTGCGCGAGCGCGCCGCTTTGAACATACTTAGACCCCTGATTACCAATGCAATCGAGCCATTCCGCGTCCGTGATGTCGATCACCTGCGCGCCCTTCGGCGCCGGGCTATCGGTCGTGTCATAGAAGGCGATGATTGCGCCGGTTGCGTCGTATGCTGCTTGTTTTTGACCCATGAGGTAGAAATCCCAAGTTACTTGCCGATCGCGACGTACCCGACAGCAACGTTGCCGGACGAAACAACCGCGCTGACACCCGTGTTGCTGGCACTCACGAGAGAGGCGGCCACGGCCGAATTCGATGTTGCGGTAAGGCTTACGGAATAAACTGCAGACGTAAAGGCAATCGGGAAATTTGCCGAAGTTGCGGACGTAGTGACGTTCCCGATCGCCCCCCACTGAACAATCAGCCCGCTCGGAAGCTTCTGATAGCCGCTTGCGGAGATAGATGCGCTGCCACGCCCTTCCGAGAAAACAAGCCACTGGTTGGCGTTGATCTTTACCAGTCGGAATGCGGTTCCAGTGACGGGGACAAAGCTGGTGGTGGTCGCAGTGCTGTCGTTGAAATAGATCTGATCCGAGCCAACACAATTGAACGTGACGGCAGCCCCCACGGAGAACGAATAGCACGCACCCAGCGGCAAACCAACTGTTGACGGAAGTGTGATCGTGCAAGCGCCGTAAATATCCCACCCGCCGCCAGCCTGCGCCTGCGTGAGCGTTGCATTTGTTCCAGGGTTCATCGTGAACGACTGGAGATTCCCCAGCGCTGTCTGTACAAACGCCGTTGTCGCCAGCTTTGTGCTGTTGTCGAACTGCGGCGGCACCGGTGCCTGCGGGCTGCCCGTGAATGCCGGCGACGCGAGCGGCGCAAAAATCGAGCGAATCCACGACGTGGGCGCGATTGTTGCGCTGTTGTCGGCCAGCGCCGGCGCGATAGCGCGAGTAATGCCGCCCGGGTTTTCAACCAGGACGAATGCGCCGCCCCCGCTGTTCAGGCTCGCGTTGTACTGAACCGCGAACTGCCCGACGATTTCGCCACCGGATAGTGGCTGAAGATCCAGCCCATAAACCGGAAGCGGCGCAATGCCGCCCTGGGCCGCCGGGTTCGGTGTGAACGTCGTTGCCCCCGTGTTGGCCGCCGCCACCTTGCCCTTGAAAGTCTGCCCGTCAGCGATGGCCGAAACGGCCGGCGTGTAGCTGCACGTGATGGCGTTTGCCGTCCCGCCAGCGATCGCGTAGCCCTTGCCGACACCCAAGATTTCCTGAATGCGGCTGTAGAGGTACTTCGTGCGATTCGCCAGGTTCAAAAGCGGCGCGTTCGCAATGCCGCCAAGGCCGCCCAGGACCGGATCAGTCTTTTCGATCTGATATACCCCAGCGTCCCACTGATCCTGTTCAGGTTGATTCGCCATCAGCCAACAATCCCATAGTTATACGTGCCATCGAAATTAATCGCCGCGTTATACGTCGCGGCCACAGCGTCGAATTCGAGAGCCACCAGCACGCACCGCGCCGGCGCTGTCGCCGCCAGTATTCGCTTCACCTGCTGGGCCTGCGCGTTAGAAATCGGATGACCAAGACGCACGCGGTAATGCGCCCAATTCGTCGTGTTCGCTGCCCCATATGTCGCGTTGCCATCGAACTGCACTACGCCGTTGTATGTGTTGTCCGAATCGCCCTCGATGACCGTCGCATCCGGATAGCCCGCCGCAGCCAGCGCCATCGTGATAGACGCTTTCGTCCCCTTGATTCGGTGCACGGCAACGCTGGACGCGATAACAGCGCGCTTCGTCGCTTCGGGCCATGCGCTATCCCATTCGCCGACCGAGTATGACCACGCGAGCCACGGCAGAAGATCAACGGGGCAAGTCGCCGGGTTGTAGAGCGTTCGAAGCGGAACTGGAACGGCAGACAGGCGCGACAGAGACAGCGCAATCGCGCGCTCTTGCCTCGTCGCGCTCGGCGGCAGCAGGCTGGCATCCGCCATCAGACCTTCACTCCGCCCACAGTCACGCCAGTGCAATACGACGCCTGCGTCTTTGCTGCGGCCATGTCAGTCTGGATGCCAGGCGCGTTCAGCGTCACGTTTTGAACGCCCGTCACCCACAGAGCGGCATAAACACCCGCGATAGTTGGAGCGCCACCGCACTTGTGAACCCGATTCGCGTACACCTGCGCCTGCGCTCGCGCGAGCGACAGCACCGCGTCCTGGTCCACCGTGGCGTCGATTTCCAGCGTTGCGTTGATGGAGTACGGGAGAATCGTCGCGAACTGCACAACAACCGTGTCGCACAGCGGGCGCACATTGTCAGCATTGAGCGCGGCGCGCACCGTCGCAATCAGCGCACCATTCGCGTCATTCGCCGCCCCGCCGTCCCCGTTCGCATGCAGGATAGTGACTAGCACCGTCCCCGCCTGCGGCGTCGTAACGCTCACGTCGAGCACCAGACCCGACGCGGACAGCGCATGGAACTGGTACGCGCCAACCGGGCCGGCACTGCTGAAGCCTTCGAAAGACTGTTGAATGCGCGCGCGGAACGCTTCGTCCCGCTCCATGACGGCCGGTGTTGGCGGAATGGTTGTGTTGTCCGCCGGCGTGACCACCAGGCGCTGGACGTCGAAATTCGCGCCAAGCTGGTCCAGGTCGCCATCCACGGCATACGCCAACAGCAGCGCCTGCGCCGCCTCATTCACGCGCTGACGCAGCAAGGTTTCGCGATACGCCGCGACCTGCAAAACCTTGTAGGCCGGATCGGATTCAACCAACGCGGTAAAGGTGCTGTCGCGCGAAATCAGCTCGGCCAGCAGGTCCGCAAAAATCGTATCGAAGTCCAGGGCTTCGATAATCTGCGGGGGCGGAAGCGTCGAAAGATCGACGGCGATATAGGCGCTCGACATTACGCCACCCGAATACCATCGAGCTTTACCGGCTGGCCGTCCGGCAGATACGTGCCGTACAGGTCCAGCTCCAGCGCGCCAGGTTGCGCGTTCACCACCGTCACTTTCCGCACCTTGAATCGCGGCTCCCACCGATGAATCGCGCGCGCGGTCGCCGCGTAGATGCGCGACAGAGTGGAGAGATTCATGGGGGCGTCCACCAGCTCGGGCAGATCGCTGCCGTACTCGCGACGCATCACCCTGCTACCCTTTGGGGTGTTCAGGATGTCCGCAATGGATTGCTTCAGGTGAGCAATGCCGGAAAGCGGTTTTCCGGTCGTGGAGCAGGTGCCGTTCATGGACGGGATTCTGGCTTTCGCCAGCCCCCCGTTCCACGTGTGGGTTTAGTCTTACGCCCGGGCGGAACCGGTAGGCGGCCCGTCGTGCTCGATGTGGTGGTGAGCCTTCACGCCGATGCCATCCACAACCACGTCGCCTTGCGTCACGTTGACGCCGCCCTGAATGCTGTTTGCGCCGCCACCACTCCCAGCATTGCCCGCGACACCAGACAACCAGGTCAGCAGCTTTTTCACCACTGCCTGGCCGCCGAACGTCGCCTGGTCGCCAACGTGCTCGACCTGCGCCACGTTGAGCGTCAGCTTTCCGTCGGTGAGCGTCATGGACGAGCCACCAACCTGAACCGTGAAGCTGCCGCCGCTCGGGATGGAAAGCAGGTAGGCGTGCGCGCTGCGGTCGTACTGCTCCACCGCGCCATCCTTGTACGTCCGGCGACGCACATTCGGATTCGTGGACGGCGCGGCGAACTGGTCCTGGTAGAGCGAGAATGCGATGAACGCCTGGGCCATGTCGCCGAACGGCGCGAACACCACCACCTGCTCGCCAGGCTCTGGCGCCCACCAGTCCGCATCAGGTCCGGCGCGCTGCGTCGTCCATTGCATCGGGTCAGAATTGACCCCGCCAATCTCCACGATTGCCGTGTCGGTCCCCGCGACCAGCTCGATCACCACGCCGATGCGGACAAGCTGGGAAATCTGCCGCTGCAGCTCGCCAATGTCTTGACTCATGATGCCCACGCTCCCGATGAAAGCAGCGGCTGGTAATGCGCCTCGTTCCCCAAGCCAATATCTGGCGCAAAGCTGTAAGTCGGGTTGCCGGGCGTCGTGCCGCCATCCTTCCAAACGTCTTCGCCCAGGTGCAAAACCTGCGTCCACTCCACACGCCAAACCGTGTATCGGTCCATGCCTGGCGAGAAGTCGTCGCGATATGCCCCGATCACCTTCGCCGGTTCAGTCCATACGTTCTCGCCCGTGAAGCGGCGCAAACGCATCCAGGCAGCCAGGGTGCCGGCTGCCGCGCGCGCTGCGGTCTTCGCTCGCGTCGTGCGATACCCGATGACCACGCGCGCCTCGACGCGCCCACACATCGGCAATTGGCCGTTTCCACGATCGTCTTCGCTGGCCTCTTCGAACTCGTTCAGGTCAAGAAGGATCGCCGGCAAGTCGCAGGCCTCCAGCTCGTCGCGGTCCACTTCTTCGCGGTCGAACTCCACCGTTTTGAAGTCAGGAAACGCGGCCCGTATCTTGGCCACCACGGCATCCTGATATGCCGATACCTGAACTACCGTGTTTGTCGCCATTTCAGCTCGTGTTCGAATACTTTGAAAAACCGCGCGGTGAATTGCGCGCCGGACAGCAGATGGTCTTCGATGTACGTCTGCGCCTCGTCGCCCAGCTCCACGGATACCTTTTTGATCGGCAGACGCGCCTTCCCTTCGCGGACGAACACCTGGCGATTGCTCGATGCAGGGCCGCCCGCCCCGGCTCGACCGTTCGCGATAAATGCGCCCTTCACAAAGCGCCCGCCGTAGGCAGAAACACCCTGCCTTGTCTGCCTGGCATTCAGGTGGATCATGCCCATCGGGTCCAGGCCGTACCACACACGCACGCCCTTGCCGCCAGCCACGCGCGCCAGGCGAAAGGTGCGCAGGCGTCTACGCACCTCCTTCTGCGGTAGCTTCAAATGCTTCGCCAGCTCGCGCACCGACTTGGTGGTAAACCACCGAGCCATCTTGATGAACGTGGACGCCATCGCCGCATCAATCTGTTTCGGCGTAGCGGCCAGGAACGCTTCGACGCTTTCCAGGCCGATTTCGTCTATCGAGATATCGATCAAAGCGACGGCTCCAGGTGAACCAGGGCCATGCCGTCGCCGGTCCGCACTGGGGTCTTGTGCGCCTCATAGTTATTCAGCATGCCGGCGTCGTCGGGGATCACAAACAGGTCGCCACGACGCACCGCCGAAACGTCCGACCACTTACAAAGGAACGTCGGCCGCGTCGTGTCCTGCTCGAACGTGCCGATCGCCGCGGACATGCCCGGCTCTTCAAAGATGCCCGCCACATCGCGCAGCACGGCACCGCCCTTCAGCGTGATGGTTGCCAGGCTGGCGAAATCGTCGGACTCCAGGAATTCGTCCAGATCGTCCCAGGACGGATGCGAAGGCATCAGGCACCCCTACCCTTTGCCGCACCCTTGCCAGCCCGTTCCTGCGGGTCGCGCGCCTGTTTCCTTACCTTCATCGCGCGCGCCTCGCTCGCGGGCATCTCCACCAGGTCGCCCGCCTCCATCATTTCGCCGTCCACGAACACCGGTCGCGTCAGCTCCACCACTACGCTACGCTCGAAAGCCATTTTCATATCCTCTTGCAAAACGGGCCGCGTCAGTGCGGCCCGTTTTCGTTACAACCGGGCGCTGCCCGTTATGCGCCCGCCTTCTTGCGACCCAGCGCGAACGACTCGACACGTCGCAGCGCGAAATCCACGTCCTGGAACACGACGATCCGCGTACCGCCCGACTTCGACAGGGACGTCTTGTCCACCGTCAGGTCCAGGCCACCCCAGAGCGCGATGATCAGGTCCGCGAAGTTGCCCATGAACACGTCGCCGTCGTGAAGCTGGTTCGTCACCTCCGTGCGGTAGCCGTTCATGGTGTCGCCCTGCTCCCACAGGGTCGCGCCGGTCGGCGTGCCGGGGAATTTTTGGGTGGTCTTCGCCGCGCCCTTGGTCGCCGCGTCCACGACATAGGCCATGTTCTCCACCGCCGCGTTCTTCGACGCAATAGCCGTTTCCATCGCCACGATTTCAGCGTAGGTCGGGAACGTGCCGGCAAACGGAACAGCGTTGATGCCCGTGTAGTTCGCGATGCCGCGCGGTTGATGGTCGCTGCCCGATCCGTAGTAGCCCGCCAGGTCGATGGCCAGGCCCAGCGCTTCGGCCAGGTCAGCGCGCACCAGCGCCTCCACGTCCAGGCTGGACTGCTGCATCAGCTTGCGCGAAATGTCCGAATAGGCCGCGACGGTCTTCGGCGACAGCGCGATCTGGCCCAGGTCCATTTCCTGTTCCGGCGCGTTGTCTTCTTCTCCGATCCAGTAGCCCTGCGAGCGCGACGTTTTCTTCGGAATATCGATGTTGCCGACCAGACCACCGAGCACGCGCCCCTGCCGCATGATGGTGGTCGCATTCTTCAGCAGGTCGATGAACGCGACCGCCAGAAGGTCGGTTGCGACCGATGCGCCGCCCGTGCTGCCTGCACCCGTCTGACCGTTCGAACCCGTATTCAGCGAGCGCGCCAGAACCTCGGGCGGCACCAGAATGCCCTGCGCTTCCTTGCCCAGCTTATCGGCGGCCGCCCGGCTCGCCTCGATTTCAAACGCCGCACCTTCCTGCGCCTTCCGATCGGTCGGATTTGCCAGCGCGCGAACCACGTTCATGAAGCGGTACTGGCCGACTTCCTTGTCGGTCAGGCCAACCGCCGCATCACGCGTCTGATCCGACAGCGGGCGCGATTGGCGCTTCTCGACATGCTCCAGCAGCGCACGCTGGAACTCGGCGGCGGACTTGCCGTCCTTCACGAAGTCGCGCGCCAGGTCGGCCGCGCCGTACTGGTCGCCCATTTCGATGATTTCGCGAACGCGGCTGCGCTCGGCTTCGCTGCCCTCGCGGCGCACCGCGTTGGCGTCGATGGTTTGTTGCGTGTCCTGCACCGGATCGGGCATGTTTCGCTGTCCTGTCAAATGGTTTTCGCTTCGCCCGACACTGGGCACGGACTGATTCTCTTGCGGCGCGGCCACGGGTTCCACGTGTGGGTTTTCCGGCGCGAGCGAGCGGCCGACGCCCACCGTGGTGTCGGCCGGCACCGCCACCCAACTGATTTCATAGGGCAGCCAGCGTGTGACCGTGTACACGTCCGGGCCGTCTTCGCTCTGTTCCGTCAGGACGATTTCCAGGACGCGGTAGCCGACCGAAACGTGGCGGCGAATCCTGTCCTGCACGTCCTGGAAAATCTCATTGGCGCGCGCACTGTTGCCGAAGCGCACCACAGCACGGCCCCGCCTATCGGCGTCGATCTGCGCCAATTCGATGACGCCGACCTGATCGGTCCAGTTGTGGTCCATCAGGTTGGCCCCGCCATCGTTTAAACGTGACAGGTCGGCCGCGCCAGGCTCGTGAGAAAGAATCTCCATGCCGTACCACTGGCGCACGGGCGTTTCCGAAGAAAACGCAAGCTCGACCGTGCGGGCCTCCACGTTGATGCTGGAGACTTCGGCCGCGCGCACGAAGTCGCCCCGGCTGTTGATTTCGCGAACGGAAAGTTTGTCTTTGATTTCGGGCATGTTCTTAGCTATTGGGGTGCGCGCCTTCGCTCGCGGTCGGACTGGCCAGCTTTCCAGCAAGCAGGCCCATGATGTATTGCTCTGGAATGCCGGCGTCTCTCATCGCCTTGATGTCTGCCGCGATCTCGGCCCACACTTCGGATGGGTCGTTACCCCAATCGCGGATGATCTGGCCGGGGCTGGCCAACAGCGCATTCATGGAATTGATGGCCGCCTCTACATCCGCAGTCGGGTCGATCCACTGCCAGCGGCGCGGCTGCCAGGTCACTGCATCGGTGAGCTTTTCGAGAAGCGCGGCAGACAGGGGGGTGCCGTTGCTCGTCTTGATTCGGCCCTTCAGCAGGCTGTAGCGAAGCCACGCTTCGAAGACCGGCTGAATCAGGTCTTCGATAAGCCATTCCTGCATTTCCTTCCAGTGCTCGCGCTCGTCCAGCGTGCCCTGGCGGATGCTGGAGAAATTGACGTTCTCCAGGTCGTTCGCCAGGTTGTTGTAGGCCACGCCCATGCCGGCAGACGCACCGCGCAGCAGCGTTTTGTAGACCGGAAGGAACTCGCCCGCCGGATACTGCGGCAGCCACTCCTTCAGCTCCGCACCATCGGGGAGAACAGGAAACGTACCCGGCTCGGCGTCGAACTCCAGGCCCGGCTCGTCGCCATCATCGAATTCAGGCGCGCGGCCCTCTTGCCACTGAACGAAGCCCATCTTCGACGCGCCCACGCGCGCGTTGATGATCGCCGCATCCTCGAAGCCCGCCATGTGATTCAAGCGGAACAGCGCCGTAGCCATCCACGGCAAGCCGCGCTTCTGGCCCACCAGGTCTTCGATGAACCCGTGGACCATTTCATCGGCCGGCACGCGGACATATCCGACGCCACCGTATTGGTATTCGGCTTCGCCCTCGTCAACCGTCGTCAAGTGATACGCAACAGGCCGCCCATATTGCGTGAACTCGATGCCGTGCCGAATGAAATTCTTCTGGTTGTACTGGTCGACGTTGTAGTCGATCGGAACCCGCAGCGGGTCAATGACCTGAAGCGAAAATCCCCACGGGCCCGCGTCGGCACCCGTCACGATGCGGACGAAGAATTCACCGTCCTGCGCCGCACTCTGCACGCACTGCCGCTGGATGGCCGCCCAAGAGCGCTTCCCGGTAACGCTCGCGTTCTTCTTGTGCCCCCACTTCGCCCACGCGCCGCGCAGCGCTGCGTTGACTTCCGCGTCCATGCCGCCTCGCGGCTTCTTGAACGCGGCTTTCATGACGACGCCGTTCTGGCCGACAATGTTCTGGCGGCACAGGCGCAGGAACGACTTCGCGTAGTCGTTGTTCATGCACTGTTCGCGCGAGCGCGCGACCAGCGGGCGAAGGTTCCGCGTGATGATCCAGTCCGCCGGAACGGTCGTTGCGGACCATCCGCCTGTCAGCCGGCCGCCGGCGGCGGCCTTGAACTCGAACGCCGATCGGATGGCGCGCGCTGCGGCGCGCATCGCCTGCGCCGGGCGCGCATTGGGGACCTGGGCGCGCTTCGCTGGCACGACTCCGCGCGGGCGGATGAAATCGAACAAGCCCATGTCAGAACACCGCCCTTACCTGTTGCCCGAACAGATTCCCGCGCTGGACCGCCTTCATGCGGCGCAGCTCGGCGCGGTAGTAGTCCCGCAGCTTCAGCAGGTCACCAATCGGCGTGCGCCAGAGCTCGCGGTTGTTGATCGTGTAGCGCTCCTGGTCGCGCGTTGCGCGTTTTTCGATCACGGCCTCAAGAGCATCCAGGGTGCGCTGGGCATGCGAGCGAGCGTCGGCGCCGTCCTGTATGCCCATCAAGTCGGCTTCGACCGTGACCAGGCCACTCGCGACTTCCCGCACCGTCGCGCCCGAAGTGACGCGTACCGAGTACAGGTATTCGCCGGCGGGCCAGGCCGCCGTCGTCGTCGCGTAGGCCTGCGCGCGGTGCGCGCCGCTGTCGGCCGCGCTGCTGGAAATGTTGATGGCCTTCGGGCCGCGCAGCAGCACGGAAAGCGCCCACGTGGGCGCTTCGTACTGGTTCAGCCGGAAGGTTTGGTCAAATGTGACGCCTGCACGAATGCTGATCGGAAATTGGCCGCGCATGTGTTACCAGTTTGTGGCGAACCCCCCACGGCGACGGCCTGCGGTAAGCGATTTCGCCCGTTTGATAACCGGAGTTTTGCCGTTTCGGGCATCCGGTTCCACGTGTGGGTTTCGCTTCCCCGCACTGGCGGCATCGCGGACCTTTTCCAGCGTCTCTTTCAGCCGGATAGCCCTGTTTGCGACGGTTTCCGCCCATTTTTCGGTGCTTTCCGGAGTCTCTTCGCTCTGGATACTCGTTTTGGCATCCCAAATGAGCCTTTTTGCCAGCGCCTTCATGCTTGGATTCATGATCTTCAGCGCGGCGAGCGCGTACACGCGGCAATCCAGCGCCTCGTTTCGAGCCTTTTCCGGCTTGTGCCATTCCCGCACGGGGAAGCCGCGCACGAACTTCGTCACCAGCTTTTCGGCCGTCAGTTGCTTGAAGTAGTCTTCCCCGTGGTCCTCGTCCACGGGGAAACGGCAATAACCTGGGTCATCCTTCAGCAGCGCCAGACGGCGCATGACAACCAGCTTTGCTTCGTCTGTGCCAACCAGGAACAGATCCACCTTGCGGCTTCGCTTGCCGGACTGCTTGCGCTGCGGCTTCTCGACAATCGCGCGGCCCCAGCCCGGCACCCCCTTGATAGCGAAAATGCGACGCCCCGACCTAGCGCGCACGTACTCATACGCGCGTTGCGTATAGCCCTTATTGCCACCTGTATCCACGCACGTGGCCTGAACCTTCAGCATGGCTCCGCTTTCGTGCTGCCATTCCTCGGCCAGCAGATCGTCCAGGTCGTTCCACACGTCATCCGCCAGCGGGTCGCCCCACAGCACCCGGTATGCAACCGACCAGGAGCGCTCAAACAGCCCCCACGCCACAATTTCGACTTCCAGGCGGTCGGTTTGCATGTCAACCCCGGCAGTCAGGTAAAGAGCGGGCATCGGCACCGCTGCCGCGTACACTTCGCGCCGGTTGTAGAGCGAATCCGGGTCGGCCTTCTCTGCGGTTTCCTCGAAGGTTTCGGCCAGCGACACGTTCACGAACGATTGGATATCGCCGGCCTCCAGCTTGTCCAGGTAGGACTGAACGATGTCGCGCAGCTTGCGGAACGTCGAAAGCATTTCGGGTGCATGGAACGATGCGTGGCCCTTGAACGGCTTCGCAGCCTTCCAGCCGCCGCCCTTCGCCTCGGCCGTCCGGATCGCGGCGACGCGCTGGCCGTCATCCCACAAGCTGCCGCAGTGCTCGCACACATAACGCGCGCTGTCAGGGTCCTGGTCTCCCTCCAGATTGTCGCGGCCATTCCAGAGGACTTGCGACCACTTCAAGTACTGCTGCTCGCCACAATCCGGGCACGGCACGTAGAAGCGCCGCTGGTCGCCCGCAAGGAACGACGTTTCGATACGCGACGCCCCCTTGATTGTCGGCGTGCTGCTTTCCGTCCGAAGCTGCAAATCCCCAAACGTCGCCGCGCGCTGGGCCAGCAGCTCCAGCGGGTCGCCTTCGCCAGTGTCGGCCATCATGCCGTCCACTTCATCCGCCTGGGTGACGGGCGCCGAGCGCCCGCGCAGCGTGCGCGGCGAGCCTGCCCAGCCGAACATCAGCCAGCCACCGATGTACGAAATGATCCGGCTGTTGTTCGCGCCGTCGCGTCCGCGGGCCTTCGCCATGCGCTTTGCGATTTTCGGGTTCGCGTCCAGCATCGGGCGCAGCTTCGTTTCCTGGAACGTCTGCACGTCGCCCTGTGTGGGCTGGATGAAAATCTGGCTGCGGGGGTCGTGCTCGATGAAGTAACCGGCGATGCCTTGCTGCACCGTTGTCTTTCCAAGCTGCGCGCCTGTCATGTAGGACACGCGGCGGATGCCTGGCTCCACGATTACGTCGATCATGCCGCGCTGATACGGTGCATTGTCGAAGCGGATCAGCCCCGGCACGGAATTGCCGGCGGGGATTCTCAGGTTCGCTTCGGCCCACTGCGACGGCAGCATGTGGGCGGGTGGGACAAGGTTGCGTGCGGCGCGGCGAACGGCGCGCGCGATGGCGGGGATATTGCTGAACAGGTCACGCATGAAAGGCGTTATCAGTCCTTCATCCATTGCGGACGCTCTGCGCCCGGCACAAGGCAATCGTAGATGCCAAGCCGAAGATTCCTAGCCATCGGCTCCATCATCCACTTCGTCATCGTGAGGCAACCGCCAACCTTCTGGATGTGCTCGGGCTCCGGGTCGAGCTTCGCCAGTTCGGCGGCCAGCTCGTCGCACAAGCGCGCGGCCTTTTCGCGGTCGAATGCGTCCGTCATTCTTCGTCGTCCTGTTCCTCTTCGTCGTCGTCCAGCACTACGTCAGCGTCGGCCGACGTTTCCAGCGCCAGGGTGATTTCTTCTCGCAAAACTCGTTTAAACGCTGTCTCGTTCGTTTCGCCCAGCAGCCGGAGTGCGGCGCGCGCAGGGATGTTGAGCATGTTCGTGCGGATGGTGGCAAGCAGGCGGGCGGTGGCCTTTTCGAACTCGGCAACTGGTGCCACGGCGTCCCGCTCCTTCGCCAGCTTCAGCTCTGCCGTGAGCGTTTCGGCCTGGAGCTTGCGCAGCTCCAGCTTTTCCACGTCGTCGGGCACCGTGCCGGCGGCGGCCTTCGCACGCTCGTCCTCGCGCCAGCGAGCCACGTCGGCCGTGTTGAACGCCCATTCGATTCCGCGCGAGCCGCGTTGCAACACCGGACACCCCGCGCGCACCCAGGCGTCGATGGTCGTCAGCGCAACGCCGTGGATTTCAGCCAGGTCAGCGCGATTGACTACCCTTCCCTTTCCCCGTGTTGACATAGGTAAACTACTTCCGGAAAATCACTTTCTGTTTCGCAGTCAACTGCTTACGGTCGGGGTGATAGTCGTAGTCCGCGCTTCAAAAACCCACTCAGATTTTTATCTTCGCGGTGCTTTGCCCCCCGCAGGCACTCCCTCCCGGAAGGACCCGCAAGTTATCCACAAGTGGATAACCTGTGGATAACCAGCCTTTCCAGCCACCGATCACGGCACGATGTCAATACCTTTCTGCGACCGGATCGCCTGTACCAGATCGGCCTGGCGATTGCGGCACGCGTGATACTCCACGGCCGCGTCAACGTGGTTCCGCAGCAGCGTCACCAGCTCACCATCAGCGGCCGCCGGCAGCTCGTCCGGACACGTCGTCAGCAGCGACGCCCGCACTTGCGGATGCGCTGCCATCACCGCCACCAATGCCGGCGTTGGCGTCGTTCCAGATGCGCAGCCCGTCAGCATCCAGGACAGAGCCAGGGCTACGGCCAGCGACACACGGGTCCGCTTGACCATGTGCCGTGCTCGATACGGATTGAGATTTCGCATAGTCCTGCACTCGCTTCGTCAGTTGGTCATGCACCTGGGCGACGTTCGCCTGGTGCTGTTCTGCTGCGGCCGATACCCCGCCCGCCGCGTGGGAATTCGCCAGGGCATCGCTGGCCGCTTGTGCGATAGCCGCTTGCGCTTGCTGGCTCGCCTGGGCCGTTTGCCGGTCCCAGCGGTCCTGCACTTCTGCCGCGCCCCGCACATAGCCCGCGTGATGCATGCGCCAACCGAATGCCGCCAGCATCAGGACGACCAGGCCTGCGGCCACCAGCTTCGCGTAGACGCTCATTCGTTTTCAGCCTTCGGTCGAATATCGCCACGCGTTTCCGGTGCAACCGGCGTCTGATACGTCGGCACCGGATCGCGATGAACAGGCGTCGGCCCCATGCGATTGAACTGCGGCTGTTGGATGACCTGATCGGTATTCACGCTTGATAGACCCTCGATGTATGCGCCGGCTCGCAAACCGGCGCCGTTCCATAACGACCGGCGAACATGCCAGCCACAAACACGCCCAGGCACACGACGGCCAGGACGACCTCGCCCTTGCTCGGCATCCACCGAGCTGGATCGGCGCTGCGGGAAATCGGCTGCGGCTGCGGAATCACCGGCTTGCCGTCGCGGAGCGGGCCACCGCTTCTGCACACGAAGCACTGCCCCGACTCGGTATCAAACACTCGGTATGCACCGGGGCATGTCTTGCACACTTTCATTTGTGCATTCATACCGTCACCACCCCACCAGCCGCCTGGTATGCCCGCGTCAGGAACGACAGTTCGTTCATGTGCTGCCCGTAGCCATTACCCGGCAGCGACGCCCAGATGTTCGAGCACGCCGCAATGGCTGCCGAAATCTGACCCGCGTCGATCAGCGGCAATGCATTCCGCTCGCGAATCTGCTGCAACGCCACCATGTCCTGCGACAGCGGGCCGAAGTCCGGAAGCTTCAGTTGCTTTTGGTACGGCACCCACCAACGGAACAGCAGTTGGTAGCGCCCTGCTGCCGTCGAATTCAGGACCGTGTTGTAGATGTTCGGATGAGCCACATACGAAGAGAACAGCATCGGCCTTGCCGGCGTCGAACCCACCAACACGTTGTAGCCGTCGTTCGATTTCGCCAGAAGCGCCGAGCCGATTTCGCTCGCGGCGATCATGTCGAGAAAGGCCACGCGGTTCTGTCCGCCGGCCTGTTGCGCACTGATTCGTGCCATTAGCTCGTTGCCCTCTTGAAGACGCGCTTCTTCAGGTAGCGCAAGTAGTAATGCCGCACGCCCAGAGCTGCAAAGCACACGACCAGGATTCGATACGTCTGCAATTCGGCTTCTCCGACGACGATCGCAAGCGATGCCACCGCGATCAAGGCGTAGATGCACTTGCCCACGATGCCGTCGTTGACGCTTCGCGAGAAACCGCACCAGCACGCCCATGCCATCAGCACGAAAGCGGCGATCACGTTGATGGTGGTCATTGGCCGCCGCCCCCGAAACGCGACTTCACCAGCGCCCACAGATCCGCTTCTTTGATCGCCCGAAGGACGGCGGAAATCAGCGAGCCGCCGAACGCACCGAGCAAGAAGCCAACGCCGCCGGCTGAGTCTTGATTGATGTGGAAGTAGCGGATGGTCGGCACGGTCAGGAAGTAACCGCACACGACGCCCGTAAAGACGAACACGGCGAACCCGCGTTTCGTCTTCAGTTCGTCATGAAACGGCACCGCGACCATGGAGCCGAACAAGGCAGCAACGGCCCATTCCGCGCCAGGAAAATACCGGTGGATGAACTCAAGCACGGGCAACCCCGTGGAAAGGCATCAGCATGGACAAAACCCCGTGGTGGATAACGTCGCCATTCTGTGATTCGGGGTCCTTTAATTCCACGTCGGGGTTTTTCTTCGGGCGACCGCCCTTGTTCCCCGAGCAGTTCGCCGGTTGCAGGCATTCGCCGCCGAAGTGATCAACCATCTTCGCCGCATCCTCGAAGCCCAGGATTTGCACCAGCGGATGATCCATGCGAAGCCGTTGCGGAACATACAGCATCACCCGCGTGCACCGTTTGCCAGGCTTGCCGGCTACATAGGTCGGCAAGCTGCGGATCAGGTGCAACGCCTTGTCGCGGCCGATCACGTCGGCGATTTCCTGCACGCTCTTCGGCAAATCTCTCATGTGGGCTATTCTCCAAGTGTTTCTGACAAACACGCTTGAACCGCTTGCCGCGCCGTCACATGACGACCGTGAAGCTGATACCGTGGTGCGTGAACCAGTCGCCGAGCGCGTGCCGATAGGTAACGTTGACCGGCCACGAGTACTCGATCTGGATGCCGTGTTGCGTTTCCGTGATCTCGCCGCTGTACGGGCATTCGTCGAACGCGATGAGCTGCGCGCCCGTCACGCTGTCTCGATGCTGCACGGCCGACTCGACCAGCCGTTCCGGCACGTCGGCATAGAAGATGTATGCGTGTGCGCTCATTCCGCCTCCCTCAAATCCAATTCGAACGCCCCGCTCTCAAGGAACTGCCCGAGCACGCGCGATTTCTTGTTGTCGATCCAGTACGCCTTCGTTCGGAAGACACCGGGCTCTATCCACCGTTGATCACTTGGCGCGATGTGTGTTCGGTGGCGCTCCGGGATGAATGCGTCAACTTCGACGACTGCGATCACTTGACGCTTGACGGTCGGAATTCGAGCGATCCGGTAGACAGTCGTCAAAAGCGGCCGATGCATCTCGGAACTGATCACCGGCCCCATGCCGTGCTTTCGCTTGAAGCAGTGACGCCCTGCTGGCAACTGCACCGTAAGAATCACTGGCAATTTGCCTCTCCCATTTTTCGGGCGCGCACCGGCGCCCATTCCTCAAATGCACGATCCCAAACATCGAACTTGGCCTGCTTCGCCGTGCCGACGCGGTTCTGATCAATCCATGCGTGGCACAACATGCAGCCTGGAACCGTGAATTCGTTTTTTGCCTTCAGCAGACCAGCCTTCCCGTGCCGCGACTGGTTCGAGTGGCACGGCACCACGGTTTCGTCGAGCGGATTGAAGCGACAGACGCCTGGCACGCGCAGATAGCACGGCTCGCCACGGCAAGCCGCCAGATACTTCGAGCCTTCGGCGACGGTCGGGCGTTTGGGGCGGCGCTTCATTGCGATCTTTCGCGGCGCCTGCTCGGGTAGCGGTGAGCTTTTGCGGGACCATGAACCACGCGCGAGTGGCTTCTTTCGCGGGCCGAATCCTGATCGCTTCATGCGTGCTCCAGAAGGCACGCGCCGCGAAACGCTTCTTCGACGGCTTGCTCGATCGACGCGCCGCACTTGTCCCACCATCCGTCGTAGAGGTAACCGCCGTCCGGATGCTTGACCGTGATGTACCAGCCGCCCGGGCACGCAGTCTTTTCGCGCTGAACCAAGATTTCATGTCCTTGCCAGTAGCCGAAGACCTCGGAACACGTGCGCTCGACCCATTTCCCCTCTTCGATTAGGCGCTGCATCGGAGTCAGTGCGCTCATGCCGCCGCCCGCCCGACGGCGACCATTGCACGCATTGCCGGCAACAACGCACTCATGCCAATGTCGATTGCAAGTTGCCGTTTGACATGCGTCGGAATGCACTCGCTCGACGGAGGGAACGGCTTGCCGGTGAGGCTCAGCGGCTCCCCTTTCCGATCACGGCGCCCACGTTTCACATACCCGTCCGCAACCAAAAGGCGCACGGTCTTTTTGATGCCGTCGACCGTGATGCCGAGTTTCTTCGCCAGCTCGCGTTGAACAAGGCCGGGGCTTTTCTGCAGGCATTCGCAAATGCGACGCTGCGCGAGACTCATCCTTCGTTCAGCCATCAGAATTCCTCCACTCGCCAGCCTCCGCCGGCCTTCTTAGAGTTCGCCTTCACGGCGATGAAGCGCACCGGATATTGATCCGCTGCAACCTTGACCTTCACGCGCGCATCGTCCTGCCAATGGCCCTTGACCTCGTGTGCTTCGAGGTGCCCGTCTGCCAGCATCACGGCGAAGTCCGGCGTGTAGAACGTGTTGTCAGCCAGGCGGAACTTGATGCCCTCAAAGCGATACCAGGTGATCTCGCCGGCCTGCTTGCGCGCCTCCAAGTGTTCCGCGTAGCGCTTTTCGGTCTGGTTCATCTCGCCGGCTTTCAATCGACCAAGAGCCTGCATACGCGTCTTGGCGTCGGCCCGGCGGTATGCCGGCGTCAGGAGCGGCGCCGCCCCTACGCCGTCGCCAATGTCGTCGAATCCGGCGTCTACTTGTGGACGATTGCCGGTCGTATCGAAGATCGCTCGCTGCGCGGCCGCCATCTTCGAACGCGAGTCGTCGCGGATGCGTGCCGTTCCGATGTTCTTCGTTCCGGCCTCGACTCGCATCGGCCAAGCTGTTCGTTTCGTCATGCCTTCCTGTCGCTATCCACGAAATTTCGTAATTCACGGCGCGCCGTCTCGGCTGCCGCATCCCCAAAGCGTTCACGCACCGATGTGATGAGCGCGTGTGCTTTGCCATTCCGACCAACCCGCGCTTCTCGCACTGCGGCCATGAACCGATCGCGACATTCGCCGGGCGTCATGCCGCACCAAGCATCGGCACCGGCCGATTTGCCGCCAGCTCCGGCGACATGCGCACGAAACCGAGCATGGGCTTGTCCTGGCCGGCGAGCATCACCTGGTGAGCAGCACGGGCATCGCCGATCAGCACGGGCGGCTGGCTTTTGTGGCCGGTACGGTTGTTCTGTGCCTCGGCCATGCCGATCAGCACCGGCAGGTATTCGGGCGTTTCGCTGCGCATCTTGTAGCCGCGGTATCGGTTGACGAATTCGTTCCGAACGAACGGCCATTCCTCTTCGCCTTTGCTTCCGACCAACACCCAACCGCCCATTTCGACGATCACCCGATGGATCAGCGCATCGTCGAAAACGACGCTGTTGTATGTGCCGCACGACCGAATGGCGCGGTCAACCTTCGCCCATGCAACCAGTGCGGAATCCTGCGTCGAGCCCTGCACCATCTTCACGATGTCCGCCGGCTTCGGCAGGAACTGTCCGCTGTCCGGATTCACGCAATGGCGGTTCATCGCATCGTGTACGGCAGCCAGATCGAACGGCTGCATCGCCGCCCACCACACACTCAGCGCGAAATCGGATGCCTCTCGGCCGTAAAACGCGTAGACGCCCGAAATCAGTTCAGCAAACGCGCCACGATTCGAATCAATCATTCCGCACCTCCTGACGCCCATCGACGGGCAACCTCGCTGTTCTTCGCCTCAAGTGCCCCCTGCTTTCCGCCGCCGCTCGGTGCCCCCGACAGCGGCTTCTCGGTGCGAACCCAGTTCCGCCACGTTGCGGCCCAGTCGGTCTTGCGCCCCTTCTGCCCCGGCTGGGCTCGCCAGTGATCGGCGAACTTCTCGGCAACCTTGCGGACGTGATCGACAGTCCACGTCGGTTGCTCGGCGAGCGCCCATTCACCCAATGCCTTGGTCAAAACCCAGTCGTCGGGTAAGCGCGTTCCGCGCGCACCAACACTGTTCCCACCGTTCTCTACTGTTCCTACTGTTCTGTGTCCCAAATTTGGGACTGTTTCCGGCGGTTTTTGGGACTGTTTCCCGTCGAAATTGGGACTGTTTCCGGTGGAATTCGGTACTGTTCCGTTTTCGGAGCCGTTCCGGTTTTGGGACGGTTCCGATTTCGGGCCTGTTAATAACTCTCGCGGCCCGATCTTCACTTCCACACCGCGAGCCACATTGATCTGGTAGACGACGACCTGACGCGTACGCCCGGCGCGCTCGCCCGTGTCCGTGATCCAGCCGCTTTCCTTCAGGCGATCGAGGTTCGCAAGCACTGTCTTACGGTCCTGCTCGGTCCATGCGACCAAGGTCTCAACGCTCGGGTAGGAAACGAAGTTCTCGTTCGCGTAGTCGGCGAGTGCCATCAAGATCGATTTCGCCGGCCCCTTGCCGACCTTCTGATGGCGTGCCCAAGTTGTCGCGTCTAAGCTCATGCAGCCTCGTCGATCGACATCTGGCGGGGATCAGCCGCGTCGGCGGCCGGCGCGTCGCCATCCATGCCGAGCACCCACCGGAGCACATCCGCGCGCTCGCCTGTCGCCTTTTCCAGCTCGGCAGCGATCTGCTTGCGAGTTCGCATGCGCGGAGAAGCGTCGCCGGTCAGCTCGGCCTTCTGCGCACGCGATTTCGCGTGACCTTCCTTGCCCTCGGCTGCTGCGATAACTGCCTGCACCTTCGCGCGCTGCTGATCCGGCGGCAGCTTTGCGAGCTTCAAGGCATGCGACACCGTGATCTGGTCGGCTTCGAGCGCATCGCGCACTGCTGCCGTGCAGTCGAGCAGCTTCAACTGCTGACGAACCGTCGGCACCTCGACGCCGAAGAAGACGGCAACCGTTTCTTCCGTGTGGCCGATGTCGAGCATGCGGGCCATTTTCTCGGCACGGTTGATCGGCGAATCCTCTTTCCGGATTTCGTTCGTGCTAACCATCACGGCAGCAAACGATTTCCCGCCATCGTTAATGACCTTCTGCGGAATAGCCGGAATCGTGATCGGCGGCAGCCCTGCTTCGACCAACTGTCGATTCAGTTCGCGGGCATTGATCACCCGCGTCCGGCCGTCGATGACGAGATTCTTGCCAGTCTCCGGGTCCTTGTAGAACAGCACCGGCTTCCGCACACCGATGGCACGGTAATTCAACACCGTCTTCGGGTTCGGCTCTTGATGCACGCGACGGTCGTACAGCGGGTGCGACGGGTCCGTGACCAATTCGAGGTCGTTCGGGTCCATCGCAAGCGCAGTAACCTTGCTCTGCGCGCCATATGCTTCAACGGAGCTTTTTGCCACGTTTCCTCCAGAAGGGAATTTCAGGCCGCCAGCGCATCAGGCGGCGGATTGCGATCCGCGAAATCGGGATCGCCGGGAGATCGGGTCGAGCCGTCCGCTCGATGCCAGCAGTACAGCGAGCCGCGCCGATGCCAGAACCAATAGCCGGCGCATGTGCACGCCATCAGGCGGGTATTGCGCTTCTGCATCCACGTATCGATTCGGAAATCGCGCCGGGCGCAGACGCTGCATTGCGGCTGCCGCATGTATTCGTCGGGCCGCTTCCTCAGCACGCGGCGCGTCTCACAGTGGCGACAGCGGCAATGGAAGCGAGCCACGTCAGTGACCGCACGGCACTGAGCCGTCGAGGGATTCGAACGCCCCACAAGACAAACACTTGCGCGGGTACGTCGGGTGTTGGCTGGTGTCGCGCACAATGCGCTTCACCTGTTCGGGCATGGCCAGTTCCCGTTGACGCGTGTCGGCCTGTTGATTGGTCTGCTTGGTTTCCATAAATTCAAATTTTTTAGGATTACTAAACCCAGACAGAAGCGCTCTCCGTCGAAAACGCTTTTGGCGAGGCCCGCGCTCTAGATCAGCGGCCCCCGCACTCCCCGAACCCCTCGCGCGCGCAATGGCAGTTGCTGCCGATCACGTTCCCCTTCGCCAGATAGTCCATGTAACCCTTCGTCGTCACGACCAGACCGAGCGCCGTGAAAACGGTATTCAGGTGTTCGAGCGTGATGCCGGCGCCGTTGCTCAGTACCTTCGACGGCATCGATGCATCCCAGCCAGTCGCTTCGAGAATCGAGGCCTTCGCCTTCGGGTCGGCCATTGCCTCGCGCAACAGACGTTCAACGATTGGTGTACTGCGCGGGCCTGAAAACGAAATTGGTTGTGCTGTTGCGTTCATCGCTATTCCCCATTATTCAAAAATCCGGGAATGCCCCGGAACACTACTCTCTCTAGACTGCGTACATCACAACTGGATGCGAACCGCCGCCATGCGATACTTGACGACTCTCACCTCTTCAACCACCACACAACGGGGTTCGCATGAACATAAGCATCGAGATCAGATTCACCAGCCGCGCATCGCGCGAAGAAGAACCGAACCAACGCTTCGAATATCAAGTTGGGATCCCCTTCCCGCAAGTCGGAGATCACATCACTTTCGAGTACGCGTCCGGACCAGCAACATTCTTGGTCGTAGACCGCGACTTCTCGTTCAAAACAGGCGGCGTGACCATCAAGCTCTTGATGGATCTTCCCGACGATCAGAGTGCTGGCAACGACAGCCTGGAGACGTGGAAGAAGCTCGGGCAGTAACGCCTGAATTCGCATCGGCGATTGCTTCGTTCAAGTTCGACACCTGCACGACGAGCGCCGTGATCAGCGCAGGAGCCGCGTCCGCTGCGTTTTCCGCAGTGACGCGGCCCGCACTGCAAATCGCCTCGCAAAGCGTCGCGGTCATGATCTCGGCCTGTCGGTCGGTAATTTGCTGGCCGCGCGATGGCCGCGGCGGCGGATCTGTGATATCTGCGATGGGCTTCACGCCCCCTCCTTCTGTTGTGCGAGCATGAACCCATCGGCCGGACCGTTTAACGGGTCATGGCAGGCCAGAAGCCGCCCGTCCTGCGCGTAGTACAGGTGAATCACTCGCTCCGGATTCGATGCCGAGCCATCGCCGCGATGCGCACTTACGTGGATCAAACTCACCAACTCTGCCGCCGTCGGCGGCAAATGACACGGAACACCCATGAAGACCTCCGAACAAATTCGTAAAATCGCAGACGACATCGAACGGATCTTCCGCGAAAACGATGTCGCGATCGCCAACCCATCTGCAATCCGCCAGCTTGAGTTCCAGTACAACCTCATGCGTGCGCACTGCCTCTACTGCGCCGAGAAGGCCGGGAAAATCGCAACCCTTGGCAAAGACTTCTACAGCGCCCGGAAACATCAATCTCACCCTCGTGGCGTCGATGGCGTACTCCGTGACATCAGGGGGAATCTGGAATCCATCAGGTCGTGGTCGCTGGTCTGGCAAGAGAAAGGCGACTGACGCATCGCCAAACTGGCAAGCTCAGGCCCGGATCAGCTCCTTCTGTTGAGCGTGCATTGCGTCACGCAAAGCAACGTAGGTACGCAGGCTCACCGACGTCACCTCGCCACGCGCGATGCGCTGAACGGTCTTTGAGCTGAGCCCAGCACTCAAGGCAATTCGGGCCCACTGTCCGCGCTTTTCGCAGAGCCATGATCGGATGAGGTCAAGTTCGTTCATGGCACCATCATAGACTTATTTGTCCCATTCAACAAGACACATAAGTCCCGAACAACTCAATATTCTTTGGGACATGAGTGACCTACGCGAAAATTTGAGAATTGCCGTCGACGAACTTATTGGGGACGGACGGAAATTTGCCAGTGGGCGCGAACTTGCTCAGCGCGCACATACCCTTGGCCTCGTTGACAGTGCCGACAGCTTTGCGCGCACCGTCAACCGTGTTCGATCCGGCGATAAAGACGTTCAGCTTTCCACCGTCGACATCATTGCCAAGACTGTTGGGAAAAGTGCTGTCGACCTTATTGGGCGGGGCGCATGGGATACCACATCGAACCAACAGCCTCCCATGCCCCAATCTTGGGAAAACTTGAGCCCCGAAGCGCTGGCTCTTGTCGACGTGATCGTAAATGCTGACACGCTTGGACTTTCTCCCGGGGTATTCAGGTCAATTAAGTCCCTGATCGCGACGATCGCGTTTGAAGATGCCCCTAAAAACGACGGGGATCTTCCTCATTTGCAGCCATAGAACGCCCTATTCCATCTGGCTCAATGGCCCGGATAGGTTCGAGAGCAGAGTCGTACGCGAGCGCGCAGTAGCTGGCGGCAATCCTCTTTCTGTTTTTCGTTAGCGTCACCCCTGGCTCTCCCAGCAGGGTGACGACCCATTCTGTCTTCGAATGTGCGGCCTTGATCAGCACGACTCTGCCGATCAAAGCCGGATTCCATGCCGACACCACCCTCGCCAAATCCCCCGGCCTGCACCGCAGCCCGCTCGCGCTCGTCCTTCGATCCATCCTTGCCCTCATTCTTCTGCCCAAACTACTGTATGCATGTACAGCAGTTTAGCTCCGGAATTGGGGAGCTTTCAACTGGCTTCGGAAGGCGCTCAACGCATCTGATCGATCGTCACAAAGCTCCTGGCAACCGTTAGTTCCAGTGGTCGCATACATCACGAGATGCCTCACGGTCGAGAAGAATCCGGATCGACGCAGCGGCCTGCTGAGATATCTATCGCTGATGTAGGACCGTGGAGCAAGCCGAACCGCGCGCCGCAAGGCTTGTCGAAACTGTCGTAACGGTGCCACACAACGATGTTTTTATCGGTCTACAAGCCTTACCACATAAGGTGTCACGCGATGTCAATGGCATTGACGAAGATCGCACGGTACAATGCCTTCGACGACGTTCAACAGTGTCATACCAAACAATCGAAGTCGGCCAGGAGACCTTGGCCGGAACGATTGCCGAATGTAGTGCGGTCATACCGAAAGGTGTGGCTCTTTTCATCTGGGGATACCATGAAGAATCGACATAGGGGGCTGTTATTGTTTGCCGGCGCCTTGGCGACGACCTTCAGCCTGCTCCCTCATACAAACTATCAGACAGCTTTCCCGAAGCGTTCTGCAAGCGCACGCATGGATGCAGCATGGGAACGCACCGGTCGAGCCATGAAGCTCGCTGCAGAGCGAGTGAAGCGGAAATATGACATCGCAGGTTAAGAAGAAGGAAGCGTCGCCAGCAAACGGCAATGGAAGAGTAGACCTCGAAGTTATTGCGCCCAAGATCGAGCAGATCGTCGAGCAGAAGGTGGAAATGCACTTGGCGCATTACCAAGGACCGATGCCGCCGCCGGTTCTTCTCGAGCAATATGACAAGATCGTCCCCGGCTGCGCAAAGATGATCGTGGACGAATTCCAAGCCAACAGCCAGCACTCGCGGAATATTGAGCTTCACGGCATCTCTGGCATGATCAACAAGGATGTTCGCGCACAATGGATGGCATTCGTGCTCGTGCTTATCGGCTTCTTCCTAATTTGGAGACTTGCCGACGCAGGACATGAAAAAAGTGCGATTGCAGTCGCAACAATGCTGCTGGGTAGCATTGCGCTCGCATTTCTCACCGGACACAGTCCTCGGAAGAAAACCGAAAAACCGTCGGCTGAAGAAGATGACTCCGCTGCCTAATGAGCCCCGCCCCCCGCGGGGCTTTTCATTTCCGGCGCCTCATCTGAGCGCCCAGTCTCGCCGGCCCTGCGACAATCCCCTCTCTTTGCTACGCACCACAGACAGTCGTTCAGGGTCGGGTGTTACAAATTTCCTCATTTAATTCGAATACCACGCCACCTACGGGGTCCCCCGTTCCGCCACGCCGCGATGAGAATCGCGTCGGCACCGCATCTCGCTTCCGCCGCCCGACCCCATAGGACTCATGAGTCCCAAAACAGGACACAAAAGTCTTGACAACGGGTCTTATATGTCCCAATATTCCTTCCAACGCGGCACAGATCGCTGCGCCACCGCCCCAGGCGGATCGATCTTTAAGAGTGCAAGTGCGCCGGGACCGCAGTACTGGGAGCAACCGGCCGGCTCAACGGTGTAGCCGAGAAACGGGGTAGCGCCCGACACCAGTCAACTTTCCAGTCAACTTTCAAGAGCGCGCATTCGGCCGCGGCCAGACCGCACCGACCAACCTTCTGCAGCAGCAGTTTGCCGAGTGCGCGCCCTTGAGAGTTTCGACCGCGTTGATCGACGCGCATTGACGTTCAGTGCCCTTCCTTGAGCGCAGTCAGGCCGACAGAAATATAGTCGGCCTCAATATATTTCGGATTACGAATCATGACCACACTACTTATCGGCGTCGGTCTTGGTGTTTTCGTCTCGGCTCTGCTGCTCGTTTCTGCATTTGATCTCGGTCAGCATGCCTGCCGGAAGCGGAAGCACTGGCCAACGCAATCACGAAGGGGAACGACGATGTTCAAGAACGCACAAGTAACGGTGGACGGGAAGAAGTACAGCGTTTGCTTTGACGCCCGAACCGGTGAACCTCTGGAAATCGACGTACTTGTACGCCGGAGTCGTGGCGACTACTTCCGCGAGATTTGGCACGCCAACAAGAATGTGCCACTCACGTCAGAGCGAATCTTGATCGTGCAGGCTGCGCGCGACGCACTCGAATCCGCCGCCTGACCAACCCCGCCCGCTACAGGAGAACGACGATGAAAGCATTTGCATGGCAGTCCGGCCTGATCGAATTCGCGAACGAAGTGCCCGCCGGCGCGCTGCAAATTGCCGAAGGTACGGCGAAGGAAATCCGCCGCGTGGTCGGCGTATGGGCTCGTCACAGCCGTACCGGCGATGAATTGCTGGTTCCGGGCGTCCCCGAAGCTGAGTCGGAAGACGCCAAGCTCGACGCGCTGATCGCGTTTTCGTTCCGCGTCAAAGAACGGATGGCAAAGGATCGCCTTACTGCCTAACCAACCGCGCCCGCCCTGCGGGCAATCACATCAATGCGAGATAACCATGAATCGAGACTGGATTCCGCTCTGTGTAATCGGCGCGCTGTACCTGCTTGCTGGCGCCGTCGCCCCTCCGATCGAGCGCCTGATGGGCGTGTGGTCGTGAAAGCCCTGCTGATTCTGTGGCTCAAGAGCCTCTCCGTGTTCATCTGCGTCGTGCTTGTTCTCGCCACCATGCAGCAATGGGATGAGGTCGCTCATGTCGTCAGCGTCTATGGCGTGCAGGCGGGGCACGGCAGCCACGTCGTCAATCCAGCACAACCGCACCGTGCCTTGCGAGTTCGTGAAAGAGAGGGAACGGAAGCAGTCATTTGATTTCGACTTCCTTCTGATTGTCGAAATACACGTAGGCGTCAGACGAACTCGGCGCAATCGATCCGGTGGATTGAATGTAGTCGCCGTTCCAAAACGTGAACTCGTTGAACGTATCAGAACCTTTTGGAAAGATGACATACATTGACGCCGGATATGCCGTGGTTACGTAGTTCAGATCCGCTGAATTCGACACGAGCAAGACATAGATCTTGCCGTTGTCCAAAGTACCAGGGTTTGTTGTTCCTTGCGGTGTGAGAGTCCCGGTCGCTGGATCGAACGATCCCGCATCAGGACCCATTACGGCGTGGATGTAAAACGGCGTTCTCGACTTCGCCATCTTCAGAACTTCGGCCCAGATCAACTTCTTCCTCATCAACGATGACATAACAACCTCCCTTTGGCGGTGAACATCATGATCTAGGCTAGGTTAGGTGTGCCACGCGCGCTAGTGTCGCTAGTCCCATTTCAGACACGGGGACAACGTTCCGTGGCACGCGGACCGGTAAGCATGTCGTCAAGTGAAACGCCGTCGCATACGGCATCGCTATCGGCTGCGTCTGGTTCCTCTGTATTGCATACCGCACAGGGGTGCTCGCATGGCCCTGGTGCAAGTCTGGATCGGCGCACTCGTCGCCGTGTCCCTGTTCCTCTACCTGCAAGCCGTCCTCCAACAGAAATCCGAGCAAATCGAGCGCACGCCTGTCGTTCGCCGCGTTTGACGCTCGTCCCTGCCCTTACCACCGCATCCTCATACACCTCCGGGGAAACCAATGAAAGAGCTTGAACAAGTCGTCGCGAGCGCGTTTTCGAATATCGTCAACGCGGGCGTCATCGAAAAGGCGATCGAAGAGAAGCTGACGAAGACCATCACGTCGATCATCGACGAAGAGCTGCGGAGCTATTCGGATTTCGGCAAGCTGCTGAGCGAACACGTCAAGAAGGCCGTCCAGGTCGATTTCTCGAACCTCGGCATCCCGGGATACAACGATCTGATCCTGAAGATCATCCGGCAGCGCGTCGACGCTAGCCTGAACGAACAGATCGAGAAGCACGTAACGTCGCAACTCGACGAATTGCTCGCGCCGGCGCCGGAAGAAATCAAGCTGTCTGAACTCGTAGCGGACTTCATCAAGTTCCAGGCGGACAAGCAATTGTATTCGTGTTCGTGTGACCTTCCCGACCGCATCACGCTCCTCGTGGAAACCAGCGGCTCGTTCACCCATATCGCACTCGACAAGGAATTCGGAACGGAGCGGTACCGATGCCCTTGGAGAATCGATACAAACGACGGTCGGGTCTACAGCGTCAAGATCGACGAGACCGACCCCAAGAAAGCGATATTCATCGGGCCGATGTATGGCTTCGAGCGGCGACTGTTCCAGCTCTATGCCGCCGGAACCAAACTGATTATCGACGCCGACGTCGACGAAATCGATACGTCATACCCCGGACGCGGCGACTACTGACCGTCTCCCTCCCCCCTCTCAAGCCACGCAAATTCCGGTGCCTCGGATGCGTGGCTTTTTCTTGTGGGCGGCCAGTACGGCGCCCACTCTTTTTTCTGATTTGAGGATGTGATGACCTTCCGATTTGGATCTGTCTGCAGCGGTATCGACGTGGCGAACTGCGCATGGTATCCGCTCGGATGACAGAAGATGGACGCGCGACCTCATCCAAGCGTTAGGTGCATTAAACATTCGAATTCACAAAATATCAAAATTATGCACTTACATAATTTCCACCCCTAGCATTATCCAAAAATCGAGAATAGAATAAAGTCAAGTTGAATTTACACGAACAACAACAAGAAAATTACAAACTGAATTATTTCAAATAAATTACGGGGTGACAGAATGAAGCCTACCGCAAAAACTTGCCTGACTTTGTCTTCGCTTGTCCTTTTGTTTTGCGCATCCCCAGATCCAGCATTCGCTCAGCAGTTTGTGTGCATAACTCCATTGGGATACACCCTCATGACAATCCCGCCTGGTGCTCCGGTGGTTGTCGGCGTCCCATGTGGCAGCCCACTTGGAAATGGCGTAACAGCCATTATTGGAGTCGCGCCCCCGCTAGCTCCAATGCCCGCCAATATTGGCGCTATGCCTCCGGTAGCACCAATATCCGTCCCACCGTCACCACCAGCTATGCCTTATGATGGCGGACCGGTCATATCGGCACCCGTTGTGGGAGCAGTGGCCGGGACAAGCGCTATAGCCCCCTCTGATCTGGGCTCAAATACATTCATTTCCCCAAGCGCGGCAGGGATAGGTGTCGTGGCGGGAAGCATCGGCTTTAACCACGAAAGTCAGGTGTCGGCAGAATGCGTTGCTCAATATGGGGTTTCGTATGCCGGAGCAGGATGTATCACCGCACGCTTGACCGCGGATGAATTGAATAAATGCTTAACAGTAGGGGTTGGCGGAAATGGGTGTTTCGGAAATAGCAATACGCTTGTTTCCATGATTAGAGCAAATCTCGATGCAGCAAAAAGGGAAAGTGGCGATGGTGCGAAGGTAATTCGCGCGACCACGGGAATCAGCGTGAAGGATATACAGGAACACGGCCCCCTAGGGGGGAACAATAGCTTCTTTCACTGTCCATTCGGTGGATGTTAGCGTGATTTTTCTGCATCAAAAGACGAACGCAATTTCGGCACGTGGTTCAGACGAAATTCGCTGCTATCGCGTCTCGCGCGAGCCTCGCACCATGATCGAGGGCCTGTTCCACTGTCTGGAATATGCCCCCGAACGGGATCAAATGCTGAAGGAAGTTGGCCACCACAGGACCACCATCTCGACGCGTAATGATTGATTGAACACGATAGCCGTCAATGATATTGACAGGCGATCCTGGTCGATACTCTGGCGTTGCATTCACTACTACGTGAAACGCACCATCATCGAACTCGCGATTCATGGTCACCTCCTTGCTGTCAGCGCGTGCGTAGTGTTGATCAACTCGGCGCAATTCAACTACGCGTGTCGGCTTAGCCACTCTTCCGAAAACGTCTTCGCGTAGGCGACTGCCTCGGCCTCTGCGTCGAACTCGCCGAGATTCCGGAACGCAGGCTCTCGGCTGAAACCCACCTCCGTTACCTCGACCCGGGCCGCGAACTTGCCGGCCTCGGTCACGCTCGGCTCTCAGTTCATCTCGTAGCCGCGCATTACAAACACGTTCTTCATTGGTTCAACGCTTTTTTGAGACAGAGGGATCGTAGCATGAGCCACCCACCGACTCTGATTGCGCCAGCGCCCTACATCACCGTAGGACTGGCCGCGATGATTACCGGCCTGACCGAGAAAGCCATCCGTCGAAAGATCGAGGACGGGAAATGGCTTGAGGGTCGCGAGTATCGCCGCTCGCCGGACGGCGGAATTTTCATTTCAATCAAGGGATACCAACAATGGGTCGAAAAGGCGACGGCGTAGAGATTCGCGAGAAGTCGATCCGCATGGCCTTCGTGCTCGACGGCCAAGAAATGCGCAAAACTTTGAAGATGGACGGGAAGCCGATGCTGCCCACCCCGGCGAACGTAAAGTATGCCCGGCGACTGGCGGCAGAAATTCGAGATCGAATTCGGCACGGCACTTTTGTCATGTCCGAGTACTTTCCGTCCGAAGGAGACGCGACATCACTCCTACTCGGGGACTGGTTGGATACTTGGCTTGCCGCGCAGCGTATTGAGCGATCAACGCGCGACGGCTATGCCACGGCAATCAAGTTCTGGAAAGAAACTGCATGCGACGAGACCCAGACGAAACCGACAGGAAGCGTCTCGATACGAACGTTGAAGGCGATTCAAATTCAGACTGCAATCGCGAATCGTCCAGACCTGAGCGGCAAGACAGTCAACAACTACCTTTCTGTCCTTCGAGCCGCGCTATCGCTGGCAGTCAAAGACAAGTTCATCAAGGAGAGCCCGGCAGACGCAGTGCCGCGCGCGAAGCACCAGAAGCCCCCTCCCGATCCATTCGCAAGGGAAGAATCCGACCGGATTATCGCCGAGGCTGAGCGCGCCTATCCCGGCCAGGTGCACAACCTGACCGAGTTTTGGTTCTGGACCGGCCTGCGGACATCTGAAATCTATGGGCTCGAATGGCCCCAGATTGATTTGGCTAGCGCAACAATGCTCGTCGCAAAAGCCTATGTCCGTGGCGAGCAGCTGGATCGAACGAAAACGAAGGTCGCGCGGCTGGTCCATCTGAACAGCCGCGCGATGACAGCGTTACAACGTCAGCGAGCGTTCACGCAAATGTCGAATGGCCGCGTGTTTCTCGATCCCCGCTACAACGAGGTATGGCACGACGAGGACGCGTTCCGCCGCACGTACTGGGAACCGATGTTGAGAAGGCTCGGGATCCGCTACCGGCGCCCGTATAACATGCGGCATAGCTACGCGACCGCGATGCTGATGGTGGGGATGACGCCGGCATTCTGCGCGAAACAGCTGGGCCATAGCGTCGAGATGTTCCTGACCACCTACTCGAAGTGGATCGACGGGAACCAGAACGCCATTGAAATGGCGCGGCTCGAAAGCACCATTTCTTCCCCACAACCTCCCCAGAAACGCGCCGAAAACGCATAA